GTTTTCTACAACGATTGCAAACCTGATTCGGTGACATTGACTGAGGCTCAGCCTGGTTGGTCTTGTGCGTGGATTGGGTCTGAGGTGATTGCCAAGGTTGGATTGTTTTCGGAATGTTATGTTCCCGCCTACTTCGAAGACAACGATTTTCAGGAACGTGCGCAACGATTGAACGTCCAGTTCTGGACTTCTGACGCTGGGATAATTCACGACAACTCATCTACGCTTTTATCAGCACCAGAGTTACAAGAAAAAAATGCGAAAAGTTTTTCTGCCAATGGTGCGCTTCATGCGATGCGATGGCAATCAGGTCTTCCCGATGCGGGTCATTGGGATTTAACACGAAGAAGGGAATTGGGATGGGATTGAAAGAACACTACGACCCGATGGATGATTACGAGAACTTGCACGAAGGCGAGACCATCTATGTTCTTGGCTCAGGTGCAACACTTGACTATCTGACACCAGACTTCTTTGATGACAAGATAACTATCGCAGTTAACTTCGTTGGCTCAGTATTCGGGCTAAAGGGTTACTACTGTTTCAGTCACTATCACGAAGACTCGAAGCATGAAGCCATGCAGGATGAGTGCATTGGTGTCTTTACCCCTGAGAGGGAGCATGGTACTGATGGTTTGTTCAATGGGTTTATGCCGAACATCACCACATTCGGCACCCGCACCGGCAGACCAGGAACATCCTTTGACCCACATGACAAGGATTGGCCTATGTTGTCAGGGCAGTTGACTATCGGGTCTTCGAGCATTCATGGGGCGATGCACTTGGCAGCGCACATGGGCGCAAAGTTCATCGTCCTTGTTGGGGCTGACTGTGGTTCGTTGGGTGGGCGTGACAGGGTTGACGGGTATGTGCCAGGTGATTCGCATTGGGGTTTGTATGAGATGCACCTTCGAGCGATGAAGCAACGGTTGTGGGATGTGTACTCATGTCAGGTGTACTCACTCAACCCGTTTGTGAACTATTCGCTTGAGGGTGTTCAGTATCGTGGTGCTGCGTCAATCAACTAGAATCGGAACACCATGACGATCACCAATGGATACGCAACACGCAACCAGGTCAAAGCAGCTCTCCGCATCGGTACCGCTGACACCCTTGATGACGACTTGATTGATAACTGTGTTGGGGCTGCTTCACGTCTGATTGATGGTTATTGCAATCGCAAGTTCTGGCAGAGTGGTACGGCAGCGCGTGTGTATCAGGCTGAGGATTCTTTCTACTGTTCCATTGATGACATCGCTGGAACTGCTATCACATTGAAAACTTCGTCGCAGGCTGACGGAACTTTTGACATCACTTGGTCTCCTTCTGATTATCAGTTGGAACCGTTGAACGGAAACCTTGATGGCTTGGAGTGGAGCTACGACAAGATTCGTGCTGTTGGCGATTACCTGTTCCCAACGGTGAATGCTAACTATGGTGAGCAGGCTTTGGTTCAAGTGACTGCTGTGTTCGGTTGGCCTTCTGTGCCGGAGCCGATAACGCAGGCGACAATCATTCAGGCTTCACGCATCTTCAAACGCTACGACTCGCCTCTTGGTGTGGCTGGGTTCGGTGACTTGGGCGCGATTCGTGTGTCTCGATTCCTTGACCCTGATATGGCTCAACTAGTCGAGCCTTATCGTCGTATGCGGATTTTTGCATGAGTTACTCAGTCACCGACATCAAGACTGGTATATCTAACGCGCTTGCCACAATCCCAGGCTTACGGGCTTATGCCCAGCAACCAGACAACCTGAACGCTCCTTTCGCTTGGCCTATGTTGGATTCAATCACCTACAACGGGGCGATGCGTGGAGGGCTAGTGACCCATATCTTCGTGGTGTCTGTAGTTGTGGGCAGGTCTGCGGAACGCACAGCTCAGAGGGCTTTGGATGGCTTTTTGTCTTATGAGGGTACGACTTCGGTTCGTGCAGCGTTGGAGGCTGACAGGTCTTTGGGTGGGGTTGTGCAGAACTTGCTGGTTGAGTCTGCTTCGAATATCTCCACGATGGATGGCAACGATGCAACGTATCTGATGGTTGACTTCCGTGTGGTGGTGTACGCTTAGTCTGTTGATTCGTCGTCCTGCTGGCGTGTATAGTTTCATTAGTAATTCTTCGAGTGCCGGAAGGCAGGAGTATCAAACATGGCAAAGCAAGTTCTCACAAACGTAGCGGTCACCTTCGGCACAGCTTCAACAGACATTTCAAATTATGTAGCTTCAATTACATTGGATTTGACCAAGGCTGAAGTTGCTACAACTAGTTTCGGTTCGGGTGGTGCGGTTACTCGCATCGCAGGTCTTGCAGACAACTCGATCACTCTTGAGTTGCATCAGGATTACCCAACGATTGAGAAGTTGTTCTATGACGCTTGGGCTGCGGGTACTGCTGTACCTATGACGGTTAAGCCAAACGGAACTGCTTCCGCTTCAAGCACCAATCCGCAGTATGCGTTTAACGTTCTGCCGTTGACTTGGCAAAGCGTGAACGGTGCTGTAGGCGACATCGCCACAGCGTCAATCACTTACCCTATTGACGGCAACGTAACCAAGACTGGTTCTGGCGCATAATTTTCTTTAAGTAACCCTTAACCCTGCGGAGGAAAAATGAAAATAGCACTAGAGGTCACATCGGCTTTGGATCAGAAGACTCGCACAGTTGTTGCTGCGTTTCCTGACTTCATCGCTTTTGAAAACAAGTTCAACCGAAGTGTCGCAAAGTTTGAAGCAGAACTAACGCTTACAGACTTGGCTTTTATTGGTTGGCATTCTGAGCATCGTCAGAAGAAGACGGGCTTGGATTTTGATTCTTGGATTAACGACGTTGAGTCTTTATCGATTGGTGATGCTGACCAAGCTGTGATCGTCCCTTTGGAGATCAGTCAGCCCATTGGATGATTGCGTACCTGTCTGTTGAGACAGGTATCGCCCCTTCAATTTTGCTGACAGAATCACCTCGAATGATTTTTACGATGTTTGCTTATTTGCGTTGGAGAGCAATTCATCTAAACAGGTAGTCTGTTGTTATGGCGCAGGCAATAGGTAGAGCAGGTCAAGTAACAATCACCGGTGGCAACGATGCCATTGAGATTGTTGGTATTGCAAAGTTCTTGCGCGAAGCTTCAAAAGCGAATGAAAACTTTAATAAAGAGATGCGCAAGGCATCCCGCCAGGTGGCAGCGAACATAATCATCAAGGCTAAGGCTGAGGCTGCGACTGTGACACGTTCTCGTCAAGCGATTCAGGTGATGAGGGGAATGAAGGCAAGGTCTGACCGTATCCCTACGGCTTCTCTTAGCCATAAATCACCATTTATTTCTAAGTCCAATCCGAGCAAGAACCGCAAGAAACCCGTGACCAGAGGCGACGTGTTCTTTGGTGCCGAGTTTGGTGGTGGGGCTAGACCAACAACAAGGCAATTCATGAGGCATCGTTACAGGTCTGGTTACTTCTTTTGGCCTGCTGTCCGTAAGGAAAAAGAGAACATCGCTAGAGAGTATCTGGACGCTATTCAGAACGTGTTGAACACCCTCAAAGATAAGGCTTGACTTCGGCTGGGTTTCCTGTACCCTCTAGGTAGGAGGGGTTATGGCTGTTCTGTTTAAGGATGTGAAGTCTATTTATCCGAAGCGGTTCGCTTCGTCTTGGGAGCAGTTGAAAGAGCTGTTGTCGTTCCATGAGGAGAATGCTGTCAAGGCTGCGGGGGCGTTGTGGTCTCCGGTTGAGTATGACCAGGGTACGACTCGTGGTAACCGTAACGTCAGGTCTGTTGAGGCGTTGGTTGTGGACATGGACGGTGAAGCGTTTGATGAGGCGCTGTTGGATGGGTTGGAGTGGTTCGCGTATTCGACTTATTCGCATCGGTTGGATGACCCTCACTACCACTTGGTGTTGCCGTTAGCGGAGAAGGTTCCTGCTTCGTTGTGGCGGGTGGTGTGGCAGGAGTTGCATGAGCGAATCAACCTGCGTGGTGATGAGGCGACCAAAGACCCTGCTCGTATTTTCTATCTTCCACAGCATGCACCGGATCAGCCGTTTGAGTTCCATGAGGGTCATGGTGTGTTGTTGGATTCGTCGTTTAGGTTGGATGTTGAACCTGTCATCAACCCTGTGTCTCCTCGCTCAAAGCAGGTGCGTCAGCCTCGTGCGCTTCGTGCTGGTGCAGAGATATTGTCTGAGGCTTGGTGGAATGAGCCTGTAGATATTTCTCGTTGGGATGGCCTGTCTGAGAAGGCTTTGTATTCTGCGATGCTTGACGAGTTTGTTGCTTTGCGGAATGGGTTGTCTGTTATTGAGTAGAATCGTCGCATGGCTGGTGAGCGGACGTTCGTTGTTAAGTTTATTTCCGATACGCTTGCTGCCACTAAAGGCATCAAAAAAGTCGGTGATGACCTAGGCACTTTAGGGAAACAGGTTGACACGAACCTTGGTTCCAAGTTCAAGAGCGTCATGCCGTCTTTCAAAGCGGTTGCTGTCGCAGGAACCGCAGCGTTCGCTGCCGTTAGTGCTGCCTTATATAAATCGGTTGAGGCTGCTATCGAATCAGAGGCAGAGCAAAACAGGCTCCGACAAATCTTAAAAACCACCACAGGTGCATCAGATGAGCAAATCGATTCTCTAAACAAACAAGCACAAGCACTACAGAATCTTGGTGTTGTTTCGGCAGGTACCACCTCAGTCGTCCAAGCACAGTTGGCAACCTTTGACCTTTCAGTTGACACAATCAAAACGCTCACCCCAGCAATTCTTGATTATGTAACAGCAGAAAAAGGTGCTAGTGCCACAGCGGACGATTTCAAATCATCCACCAACGGACTAGCTCAAGCACTACAGGGGAACTTTGCTTCACTAACCAAGACTGGTTTCGTGCTTGATGATGCAACAAAGAAAACAATCAAATCTGGTACTGAAAGCGAACGAGCTGCTGCTTTGGTTGCAGTCTTGGGGTCTACCTATGAGGGGTTCAACGAAAGTCTTCGAGACACACCAGAAGGTCAACTACAAGCTCTACAGAACGATTTTAAGGATTTGTCCACAGCTGTTGGAATTGCGTTGCTTCCAGCCTTGGGTGCTGCTGTCGGGTTTTTGAATGATTCGGTTGTTCCAGCATTCCGAAACTTTGGTACCGCTTTAGAAGAGGGTGGGGTTTCTGGCGGGTTTGATTTGATCGTCACTAGCATCAAAGAGGCAGCACCGAAAGTCTTGGAGGCGTTGGGGCAACTCATCACTCAGGCGGTTGAATGGATTGGTACTTCAGGTTTGCCGATGCTTTATGCGGGAATCAATCAACTCGCTGATTCCTTGACTGGTTGGATTGAACCTCGAATCCCAATGTTTATCAGCAACCTGACTAAGTTTTTGATGGCTGGGTATGAATGGATTTATACAAAAGGTTTGCCAATGTTGTTGGATGCTGTACAGAAACTTGGTGACACGCTTGCCAGTTTCGTTGGTAAAGCTGCACGTCAACTACCAGCACAACTGGTCAATATGCTTGTCACTATTGGTGGATGGGTATTGTCTGAAGGCATCCCAGCGATTCTGGCTATGGGTGCAAAACTTGGTGGTTCCTTAATTAAGTGGACTTTGACTATCGGTGGACAACTTATCGCTGGTCTTGGTGGGGCTGTGGTGGCTTTGGTTGCTGCGATACCTGACATCTTTGTTGGCTTCGTTAAAGGTATCGCCAACATCGCAGTCAATACAGTCAAGGGTTTTGTTGGCAAGTTTGGTGAAATGAAAACAGCGTTAGCCAATGTTGCGGTATCTGTAGTCAACACTCTTATCGATGTGTTTAACAAGATTCCTTTGATTCCTAATATCCCCAAGATTACTTTGGATACTAAGAAACTTGGTACTCAGGTTGGTTTGACTGGTGCGCAACTTCAAACTGTTAACGAAAGATTTGATGACGTTAATGGCACTTTGAAAGTTGGTTCTGACGTGATGAACGATTTCAAAGAAGAGACTAAGAAGACTGATACTGCTACTGGTGGTGCTTCTAAGACGATGAAGACCGCTAAAGAAAAACTAGAAATGTACACGGACGCTTTGAAGAAAAGCACTTCAGCACAGAAGGGGTTCTCGAAGGCTCAAAAGGATACGAAGTCTGCTCAGGACGATTTGACTAAGGCCAATAGTGATGTCATCGCAGCTCAGGCTGCTTTGGATAAGGCTGTGTCTGGGTTTGGTGCTGGTTCACCGGAAGCGATTAAAGCGCAGAAGGAATTGGATCAGGCTCAGCGTGGGGTTGAGCGGGCTGGGTATCGTGTCGAGGAATCGTTGTTTGCTATTGCTGATGCTGAGAAGGCTTTGGCTGAGGTTCGTGCTGATCCTGAATCTACTCCGCAGGTTATTCGTGAGGCAGAGATTGCATTGGCTGAAGCGAAGTTGTCTACGAAGGATGCTGTTGATGAGCAGAAGGAAGCGACTGATGGTTTGATTGAATCGCAGTCATATCTGAATGAGTTGGTTGGTGGGGCAATTGTTGGTTCGGCGTTCTATACGAAGTTTTCTGATGCGTTAACTGAGGCTCAGAAACGTCAGGCTGATGCACAGGAGAAACTTGCTGATGCGAAGGATCGTGAGGCTGAAGCTCAGGAGCGTTTGAATGAGGCGTTGGAGAAGACTGCTGAATTGATTAAGAAGTATCCGAAGGTTTTGGGTGGTATGCCTAACCCGATGGCTATAACTACTGGCGCAGAAACTTTAGCGACGAGCGGTGTGTATCAACCTGGTGGACAGTTCGGTATGCCGAATGTGAATATCGAGGTGAACGCTGGTTTGGGTGCGAGTGGGATTGAGGTCGGTCAGGAGATTGAGCAGTATTTGAAGGAATACTTGAACTTCACCGGTGGACAGTTCTCGTTTGGTTCTATCGGTTCTATCTTCTAATGTCTAGGCAGGCGGTGTGGG